GCTAGTCTATTATAAGTATTCTCATCTGTTATAGCAAATGCACCAATATTATAATGAGGACCATCTTGACTAAATATCTGTTCTAATTCACCTATAGTATGTTGACTTAAAGATTTATTATCTTCAAATACAGTAGACTCATCACTTGTAGATACATAATCGTATTTAGTTTTACCTTCTAACTTTTCTGTTTGGAGAGCTAAAGGATGATAGTGTCTTTCATATACTGCACCGTCAGCAAGTGCTGAAGGATTAATTAAATGTTGCACACCCTCATTAAAACTTCTAGCTTTATTTAATCTACCTATATACTCATTATCTAAAGCTAAATTACCAGTAATAGTCTTCAACTTAGTTTCATAGGTTTCTGAAGTATCTTCAACATTTATGTCTCCAGCTAGATGTGAAGCTCTAATCATTAGTATAGCTTCTACAGGTATACCAGCTGAAGCAGCCCATTGTTTATATAAATTTGGTATAGAACTATTACCTCCTGATACAACCCATTGATATAGCTGACCTAAGACTTCGTTATCTTCACCTACTAACTTATCTTCAGAATTAAACAAAGCTATATTCTGTTCATAATTATTAGGTCTAAGTATTTGAGTTCTAAACTTTTCTTTCTGAGCAGATAGTAACTGTAATTCAGAAAGAGATTTCTGTTCTCCAAAGCCAGGACGACCTAATTCATTAATTTTATTTGCTAACTTTTGTTCAGCAGCAATTCTTAATTGTTTATTAGGTGAACTAATATCAACTAAATACTCATCATTAAAGTTTTTTATAACTGCAGCTGTAGCTAATCTAATAGCAACCTCTGGGTCATTATCTTTTGCATGTTTTGGGTATTCTAAAGCTACTAAGTTTACTAGTTCTTTATCTAAATTACTTTTTAGATTTGCAGGTATAGTTGATATTTTCTGTGTAGATAAAACTGTTCTTAATAGTTCAGGTTTAAGTATACTGTTATCAGAGAATTCGTTTAAGATCTGTGTAGTTGTTACTGTAGTCCATGGCATACCTCCGAACTGTTCTGCAAGTAACTCTTTATGATAAGGAAGTAATTTAGCCATCTCATAAGGAGAGACAGGAACTTTACTATTTAAATATTGAGTCCTTAGTTTAGTGTATAAATTATTAGAATCTTCAAACATACCACCATTAGTCATGATGGTTTTCATTCTAGTACTATAGTAATTACCAATTCTATTTGTCTCTGGATTTTTATTTCTAGCACTTTCATTTTGTGTAAACTCTGCCATTATCTGTTCTTCTTCAGCTGGACTAGTAGCATTACTTAAGTCAGCTATTAATTGACTTTCTATAGATTGAGCTGTAGCTTTCAAACCATCTTCTCTTGCTTGTAATTTTGCAGAAATTACTCCTTCAATAGCACCTTCCCATTCAGATCCTTTTCCATCTCTTCTTTTATTAAAGGCTTCTACGATACCACCTTGATATACAGTACCATCATTCCATGTATAAGGCTGTCTTATAGCTTGTAATAATTGATGTGCATCTACACCTCCTCCTTCTTCTCCTATCTCTGCTAAAGAGATCATATCACTTAGCCATGCTTCTGCATATTGAGATATAGATATTTCTGATTCAGGATTAGCTAGTTTGAAATTAGCAAAGGCTTCTGGTATAACACTATAGTTTCCTTTATTTATTTCAGATATAGAGAATTCACGTTTCTGTTGAGCTAGATCGATTTTAGCTTGCTTAGTATCTTCAGCAGTATCTAATACTAGTTGCTGTCTATTAGCCTCCATTGCAGGTCTAAGGAAGTCATTAATAACTTCTCTTTTACTAAACAATCTCTGACCTTCAGAGTCAGTTAAATTATATAAATAGGTAGCAGCTGAAACATCAATACGTCTTCTTAATTCTAATTTAATATGACCAGGAGTCTCACCATCTAATGTATATACCTGTCCATCTATTTTAAACTCTCTATCTCCAGAAACTGAATGAACTGAATCTCTTAGACTAGTTATAAAGGTAGCTTTTATTTGCTCTCTTTCTTTTTTATTGTTATGATTTAAAGCTTGTGAAGCAAGTTCGTATTCTCCATTTCTTTCAAATACAAGACCTAATTCTTTAGCTGAATCTTCAATTACATCTTGACTTTTTTGAGCTTTAATTGTTTCTACATTATCGTCTGGTCCTTGTAAAAGACCTAGCTCTTGACTAACACCACCAAATAATTCATTACCTTCTTTGATGTGCTTAGCAGCACTAACAAGTTGACTAGTAGCTTTAGGTGCAAGTTTAGTCCAGAAATCTAAGACGTCTTCTCTTTGTTTTTGACCAACATCAATGTTCTTAACAATCTGTTGTGTTAATTGATTATTAGCTGTGATGGATTCTTTAATAGAATTACCCATTGCTGTTGTTAAATCAGCAAAAGGTTCTGCTTTTAAGTCCTTAGATTTATCTGGACTTTTAAATGTTTGGGGCTGTGCCCACTGAAATCCTGAGTTTGTCATAGTTATTTTGCTTGTCCAGTCAGCCACTGAAATACGTTTGCATCACCACCACCTTCTAATGTTCCTAACGCACCACCAAAGTCCATTGTAGCTACACTGATAGCTAACTTAGCAAACTTCAATGTATTATTATCTTTAGTATATGTGATACCACGTTTAGCACCGACACCTACACCAGCTTTAGCAATAGCTTTAGCTTCATTACCTTGTAATTCTAATAGAGCTGAATTTTGTAATGCACTAGCTCTTTCTCCAGAAGTAAATCTTTTCAGATTCTCTGCTTGGTACATCTTAGATAGTAACATTAAACCTTCATTACTTCTACCACCTCCCCTTCTAGAAGTTCTGCTTCTACCTCCTTCAACAACTGATCCACTAGTAGCTTTTAAACGTGCTAGATATTCAGATGTTTTGTATACTCTACCTTGTGCTTTAATACCTGCATTAAATACACCTTCAGAAAGTTTGTTAGAATACCTACGTATAGCTAAATCTCTAAACTTTGATGATGATGTACCTAAGTTATGTAGTTGGTTTCCTCTAGCCAACTGGTTATGCATAAGGCTTTTCTGTTGAGCGTCTGCCTTATCTTTATTTGGGGTACCAAATATGCCGTCAAATAGTCCCATTTGTAAATTTTATAAAAGTTAAATTGTTTGGTCCATAAGAAATTTCTCCCAAAATTCTGAACCCTAAAAATTTAAGTAGTTTTAAATGAACTATGTTACGTTCATCTACTATGTTGTGCAAGATTTTTTCTTGTCTACTGTCAACATATCGTTTAGCTTCTCTAGCAAATGTAATAGGATATTCATGTATTGCGGGAGTACATAGCATCCATATTGTGCCGTCTGGTTCTACACCAGCCATACCAGCAGTCTTGCCGTTAGGCACTGTGAAGTACACGCAGGAGAGGTTCTGAGCTGCCCAAACTAGCCTTTCCATAGGATCTAGCCCGTGCCCCTCTTCAACCTCTCTCCGGTCTTCTGGGCGTAAATTAGAGGCCACTTCTTTAGCAGCCTCTATTGTTGCAGAGTGAATATATTTAGACACGTTGATAGAACATGGGTGAATAGTCTCCTTCCCATGACATTGAATGTAATGTGGTTGGAGCTGGGTGACTAGATTTAAGTGTTATATCTACATTCTTATTCTTTTCATATACAGGTATTGTTTTAATTACTTCAGCTACATATGGAGCATCAGATATATTATATTCATTTAATGCTGCAGACTCATATACTTCAGTATAGTCAGCTCTATCTACTCTAGACAAAGTAGTTTCATATAGACCAACTTTACCAAAGCTAAGATTAATTCTATGTAAAATTAAAGAAGCATTAACATCTGCTACAGTTCTATTACCTTCTGTTTTAGTACTATATATTGTAGGAAACTTAATATTGTATTCATATAAATAGCCTATATTTAATGTAGCACTAGACCAATCTCCAGGTACAGTAAAGTCATTACTATTTATAACAGTACATGCTGCATACCTACCTACTCTTGTAGAGTTAGTGTTATTATCAACAAGTACTAGTGTACCATTAGGTGATGTGACTTGATCTATCCAATCTGATTGGTTTGTAAAGGTAGTTACTTTAGTAGAAGAGTTATAAGAACCTCCACTAACTGTTGTATAGTTATCTAAATGTAGTAGATAATTAATACTATCTTGATCAATACTAATGTCAGCGTCTGCTTGTACGATACTCATCTTCTGTAAGAAGTTATCTGTATCTAAGAAATAATAATCATCATCAATAATGAAATGATATTTAATTGGATTATTTAATTTCCATTTAAACCATGCAGCTTGCTGTCGTTTGTCTCCTAACTGGAAATACTTAAATCCATATACTATATCTGAGTCAGTCTTTCCAAACAATACTAATTGGTTTTCTCTTGAATTAGTTATTAAATCTATATCTTTAGGTAATAGAGAAGGTACAAGTTTACTTGTTTCTCCTACCATAGGCTCTGACTCTCTAGCAGTATTAATCATTTCATTGAAACGACTATATTTACCAGAGTTATCTATATAACCTATTGATACTCCCATAGATATAGGAGGTATATCAACATTATAATTATATGTTGCTACACTTTTTAACTTAGCAGTATCAGGATTTAATATAGTATCATCAGAAGATAATAAGAATTGTTGGTTACTACTGAATATTAATAAACCTGCATTAATATCTATTCCATCAAACAAATCTGATGGGAACATAGAACTACTAGCTATGTCTATAGGATCAGATGTAGATACAGCTAAAGCAGTTTTAGCCCAGAAATTAGGTGCTCCTAAAGTTCCTGGTTGACATGTAACAACATTTTCTCCTGACAAGAATGCCAGTCGATTACGGAAGAATAAAACTTTATTTATTTTACCTCCTACAAAAGATGGAATAGCATTAGTATTATCATCTCCTACTGTTCTATCAGGATATGAAAATTGTTTAACAGTAAATGTAGTTGAAGCTGTACGCTGTATAACGTGAGGCATTGTAGATGCATCGAAGCTTTTAACAATACCAGGAGCTGCTACTTCTACCCAAGAACCTGGACCATCTTTACTATTCTCACCCTCAAATTTTAAGTAGTAATCATCATCTTCTGACTCTTGAGAGTTACTAACTTTAACTAAATAACCATCTTTACATTGACTAGGTAAAAGAGATACATCATTAACAGAAGACTGCATGACTCTCATTAAGTCTTTATCTAGCACTTCTATTTGAAAAGCACTACTCTTAGTCATGTAGATACCATTACCAATGACTGTACATGTAATACCAGTACCTGATAATTCTGTAACTATACCACCTATAATAGTATCAATAGTAACAGCTGAATCAGCATCGAATGGAGTTGGTGCAGGACGTACTGCTTTTATATCAGCTTTAGTTGCTACAGTTTCATCATCTTCAACTTCTACTGTATAGTTATAATCTGTTTTAGCTTGAGTTAAAGTAACTGTAGTTGTGTCCCCATCTGTCCAACCTTCTCCACCATGTAATAACTGTACTTGTCTATTATATGAGCAGCTGTATAAGCCGTGTTGTGGTTGAATATCATTCTGATCATCTTCACTATGCAAAAGACCTTGCTGTCCTAAAGCTGTGATACGGAATATAAGATTCTTTTTAGACCCACTATCAACACTGAATACTTGTGTACCAATTCCAGGGCATGATCCAGTACCACCACCTTCAGCTAAAGTATCAGACTGTATTTTTAATCTAGTAGCTCTAGTTAAGTTAGTAGTAGTTTCACTATTGTATGCATTAAGAGCATACTGTCTACCATTTTCTGTTCTTAATATTTCTACATACGCAAAGTGAGTATCAGAAGCACCAGTAGTAGTACCAGTAGTAGCTACTGTTGTATCTCTATTATTAACAAATGTAGTATCATTGATAGTTAGAAATTGTACATCTTCTGTATTAGAAGCAGATAGATATGCTTTTATAGCTGTCTCTCCACCAGTACCATAAGCTGTAGTCATCTTAGTACCATCAGAACATCTCCAGACATTCAATGTACCATCTGTTTGTACTTGTCCTATGTATGATCCTTCTGTCTCATCTCTGTAGTAGTGAAACCAAGACCCACCAGAAGCTACAGAAGCTAATGGTGCAGTACCTATACGTTTAGATCCAGGTCTCTTATATAAACCATAAGTAGCATCTGGTATAGCATTAATTGAATCAATTACCTGACCTGGAAACTTTCTTTCATCTGGTTGTTCAGATATACCACCTGTATAGTTTGGTATACTTTGTGTAATTGATGCCATTATCTTCTAAGTGTCCTCCATGGTTGGAAGGTAGTAAAGGATGAATCTTCAGGGAAATTAAACATACTATGATTACCTTGATTACATTCATACTCTAAGCAGGTAGCTCTAGCTAATGCTTCTTGTTGAGATAGTAATCTAGCTAATTGAGGATTACCTATTAATTGTGTAGCAGCTCTAGTAGAAGCTTTATATACTATATATCTTTTGAATACTTCAGGTAAGTCTACATAAGTAAAGAGACGTGTGATGTCTAGATACATTTCTGTAACATCATCCCATACATCTGTGTGATCATACTTATCATATAGAAACCCACTTCTTTTAACTACATCATAATGCTTTCTAGACCAACCTTCAGTAACATCCATCTTTAGGATATCGCTACCTATAGCTATCTTATTTGTAGTTGAATCTGGTGTATATTTAACATGCTTTTCTGTATTGAAATGCCAGCCTTCATTCTGTACATCTACATTAGCATCTCTTAATAAATTATATATGAAGGATATTTCTGGGTTAGTAAATACTAAAGAAGTTACTGGTGATTGACCAATAGCTCCCAAGATTGCATTTACAGCGGAGAGTTCGGTCTCGGTATCAGTTGTCGTGGAAGCCATAAAATTATATAAAAAAAAAGGGGAGCGTTAACTCCCCGTATGTACATTAACCGAATGCAGCGGGCTTTGTAGCTGTTCCACAGAACAACTCAACAGAAGCAGCAGGGTTAAGATAGTCAGCCCCCATTGCGAGCCTTCCTAATATAACATCTCCTTGGTAGATGACTGATACATCTCCTGATGTTACTTGGACTTGAGGTCCAATTGCTTCAACAACACCAGCGGCTTCTTTCTGGAAGATAAGTCCACAAGAGTTGTTAAACTTAGCTTCTTGTCCGTAGTCGTTTACTGTGTCATTGTGCTGATCGCCCATAGCGTTACCAACGAATGAACCTGTGTTACCAGGATCAGTTGTACCAGGAGCAGTTGAGGATGCAGAACCATACTTAGTACCG